TGTTTATAAGGCGATGCTCGCTTATGGCATGAAGTGGGATGTCATGCAAGGATATTGGTATAGAAAAGCCAGACGCACGCCATTTGTAAAAACAATGTTTTCGATTGTGCGAAAGATTGATGACCGTTTGATGAAAGAGCAATATCTCGTATAAAAGGCAGGTAAGTAATGGCAGCACCAAAGAAAGGGCCTCGCAGGCATTTGCATATTGACCCGTATGTGTATCTTGATAAAGGCGCGCGGGTGGATAAGGCTTTGGCCTGGTATGACAGTCAGCCTGCGGGGACGCGGACGCGGATGTGTTGGGAGTTGATCATTGCGGCGGTGAATGGTGAGTTGGGCGTGGCTATGGCGGTTGATATGGGTGATGAGGATGCTGAGAAGTCACAATTGGCGCTGGAGAGTTTGCTGGCGAATATGGTAATGGATGAATGATGGAGTTCTTAACCGCTAGATTGAAATTAACCGCTAGAAACTCCCCCACTTGATTTTGCGATGTCTGCGTGCGCTGGGACAGGTGGCGGAAACGGGGATCCTCCCTATGTAGGGGAGGGGATGATTGGAAGCGAATGATGAGGTGCGTGATGGTTGTCAATACAAAAACTGATTGGATCGCGGAAAAGATATATGAATATTTGTTGACTCATCCAAAGAGTACACGGATCCAGATCGAGATGGGTCTGGAGATCACTTTCCGAAAGTTCGAGGAGTGCCGCGATATTTTGGGTCCGCGGATCGTTTCGGAAAAAAATAAGAAGGTCTATTACTTTTCCGCGGTGATCCTTCCCCACTTGGAAGTTCGCCAAGTGGAGAAGGATGCTAGATAAGGAGTTCAAATGGAAAATCTGGACGGAAAGACTTTGAATCATTCAAAGCAATGGAAATGCGGACGGAATAAGGATCATATTTTGGGCGTGATCGAGCGGGTGCAGGCAAGCATGATGATGGATGGGAAACCTGCGCTGAAATATTACACGACACGTTTGGTAATCTTCCGCGCGGCGGTTGACCTAGGCGCTGAGGTGCCTGCGGAGATCGAGGTGGCTGGTGTTGTAGATGGCAAGATGCTGAGCATGGTTTGGAAGTGTTCTGTGCCTGGCTGTGGGTGTATGCGTGAGTGGCATCCTGATGAGGGTGCGCTGGAGTTGTTGCAGAGTTTGTATGGAAAAGAGAGGTTGTGATGGCTAAAAATTCCACTATCAATTGGACGGATCATACTGCAAACTTTTGGTGGGGATGCCAGAAGGTGAGCGACGGTTGCAAGCATTGTTATGCTGAGACGTTTTCAAGGCGTTTTGGAAAAGATATTTGGGGCCCCGCGGAGACAACTGTCCGGGAGAAAAAGAAAGCGGTTTGGCAGGATATTTTGAAGTGGGATAAGGAAGCCAAGGCCGATGGTATTCGGCGGCGTGTGTTCGTTTCGAGCATGAGCGATTTTCTTGAGGATCATCCGCAGGTTGCTGAATGGCGCGAAGAGGCAATGAATTTGATCGAGCGCTTGGAATGGCTTGACGTTCTGCTTTTGACAAAGCGACCAGAGAATGCTCATCTGTTGGGTGATTGGAATGAGTTTGGATTGCCTGAGCATGTTTGGTTTGGGACAACGATCGAGAATAATAAACAGACTCAGCGAATGATCGATGCGTTGAGGGTGCCAGCAAAGATCCATTTTTTCAGTGTGGAGCCGATGTTGGAATTTATCACGATGAATTTTCCATCCCAGCCGAACCCGAAGCGCGATACGTGGGTGATCTGCGGTGGTGAGAGCGGCGCGGGTTGCAGGCCGTTTGAATATATGTGGGCGCGAGATCTGCGTGAGCAATGCAAGCGGGCGAACGTGGCGTTTTGGATGAAGCAGGCGGGAGGACACCCGTATGCGCGACATAAGTTGGAAGATCTTCCAAAAGATTTGCAAATCAGGGAGCTACCCAATGAGTAAATTTCTGGATACCATGCGCGAAAAAATCCGTGTGAAGCATTATTCCTATAAAACCGAAAAGGCTTATGTGGATTGGGCTGAGCGATATATCCGATTTCATAAACTTCGTCACCCTGCGGAAATGGGACATGCTGAAGTGGAAGCATTTTTGACTTATCTGGCTGTGGATAGGCAGGTGAGTTCATCCACGCAAAATCAGGCGCTGCATGCGTTGTTGTTTATGTATGAGCATGTTGTTGGGGTGAAATTGGAACACGTTGAACCGATGCGGGCAAAGAAGAGCGTGCATGTGCCGTCGGTTTTGTCACAGGAGGAAGTGAAAAAAGTCCTGGGAAGATTGAACGGCGTTTATTACATCATTGGACGATTGCTTTATGGAAGTGGAATGCGTTTGATGGAGTGTATGCGACTGCGCGTGAAGGATATCAATTTTGATCTGCGAACGATCACCGTGCGCGATACAAAGAGTGATCGAGATCGTGTGACGGTTGTTGTGGAGCCGCTCCGCGCGCATTTGAAGCGGGTACAGTTGCAACATGAAGAGGATGTGCGCGTTGGTCGCGGCAGTGTGGAGATGCCAGGCGCATTGGCACGAAAATATCCCAATGCTGAGTTTGAGTGGGGCTGGCAATATGTATTCCCAGCGAGCAAGTTTTCAGCCGATCCGCGTAGTGGCGTGATCCGTCGTCATCATTTATATGAGACGAGTGTGCAAAAGGCGGTAAGACGCGCAGCACTTGAGGCTGGGATTGTCAGACCGACAGGTCCGCATATTTTGAGACATTCGTTCGCAACTCATTTGTTGCAGGAAGGATATGACATAAGAAAAATTCAGGAGTTGCTTGGTCATCAAGACCTCAAAACCACAATGATCTATACACATGTGGCAAATGTAAGCGCGGGGGTGAAATCTCCCGCTGATCTGTTGGATATTAGTGACCCAGTGGGTCTCTAAATATGAGTTCGGCTTCTTATTCGCAAAAGGAGAGTTATGGCACATACATGTATTGAGTGCGGAAGCTATTGCACTTGTCACGGAGACATTGACGATATAGATTTTGGTGAGGTTGATTTTTGTACTCACTGCCCCGTTGATGGAAGCGGCGATGAAGAATGTTTCTTCTCTGGCACAGATAATATCTTTTGTTCAAAATGTGGGTGCGATTCGTTTGAGTCGCCAATCCACTTTGTAAATATTTCGTGGCTCTGTGAAAATTGCACGAAGCCGAACACCGCGTGCACTGGACAAGAGCCAGCGGGCGCGTCTGAAAATCAAGTTGCGTGTGGCTCTTGCCAGTAACGCAAACCGTTGGGCGGAAGCCCGAAAGGAATAAATTATGGATGGTGAATATATCGAAATGTGTTTGCAAGCCGCAAAGACCACAGCCGATGTTCGGTTTGGGGTGAAACATGAGCGTGCTATGGTTGAGTTGGGTCAAATGCGTGAGGAGCTTTATGTTCTCAGAAGTATCATAAAAGATAGTTCTGCGCCTCACACAGTTATGTATTATCACGCTAATTCCCCTATTGAGCTTTCTCAATGGCTTGATGATTTTTGCAAAAGGAATGCCGTTCAGTTGGTTTCAGCCGATGGCGGGTTCTATATTTTCCGCCCAACAAAGCATGCACCCGACGTGGGTACAGAGTGGTCTTGCTCAAAGTGTGGCACTACAAACATGCTTGATGTCCCTATCTGTCAGGCGTGTTTTCACCCACGCGGGTAATGCAGTCCGTTAGGCTTCTCTCATTAAATGCTTGACAGTATTTTAAGAAAATGTTAAATTTAGTTACAACTAAATAACTTTGCAGGCCAAGCGATTCGGCGAGGCCAAGAATATGATGAGTGAGCGCCATCGTGACTAATGTCACGGTGGCGCTTTTTGTTGTCTAAAGGAGAATGTATATGAAGAAAATATTTTGGTTTGCATTGGTGTTGACTTTTGTTTTGACAGGTTGCGCGGCGGTGCAGGCGGGGGCTGTGGGCGGCGATGGGTTGAATTTGACTGAGGTGCAGATGTATGTGATCGGCGTGGTTGGGTCCGCGCTGGTGTATGTGCTGAAGTTGATCGGGGAGAAGTTTCCGAAATTTGAGATCAAGCGCGAATGGTTGACTGCGCTTTTGTATGCTGTTTCGTTTGGACTGGCGATGTTGTGGAGCGGGTTTGTGCTGCCTGCCTTTGCGGCATTCAGTGACCCGATCACTTTTGTTTCGTCATTATTGGGATGGGTGAGCGCGGTGTTGGTAGCGCTTGGCCCCGCGGTTGGTTTTGCGACGTTGATCTATAACCTGTTTTTGAAGAAAGTTTTGGACGGCGCGGCTGCGCGTATAAAGGCTTGAACAGAAAATAATGGATATGTTCGCTTTTGGTGTGGCGCTGTGCATGGTGTTTGCTGGTACGGGTGTGATCGCGTTTACACGGTCGCAATATAACCGCTGGCAGGCAAGAATCATTGTATGGCTGGCTGTCCCATTTTTTACGGTTGCGCTGCTTTATTTCCACGCCGCTTTTGCCTTTCCTGAGATAGAGGCGATGCGTTTCCTCGCCCGCTGGGGCTTCATTTTATTGGGAGCCTCATGCGGACTGGTAATGCACATGACGGCCTATATTCAGAAGGGGCATTATGTCCGACGGGCCTCTTGATGTCAGCGCGATCATTTCGATCATTGGGGCGGTTGCAACAGTAATCGGTGTGACGCTGGCGCTGGTGAAGTTATTGCCAGAGCTGAGGAAGAGCAAGGCAGACACGTATTCGCAGATCGCCGAGGCGAGTGAGAGTATTGCGGCAGGCGCGAAGGCTTCAAACGAATTTTTGAGAAGCCAGATCAATGACCTGATGGAATTAAGGAAACAGGATATTGAGGATCGGCGCAAGGAAAAAGAAGAGACTGACAAGGTGATCAGTGAGTTGAGGCATAAGCAGTTGGCTTCGGATAAATTGATCATCGAGCAGCGGAAGGAATTATTGGATTGGAAAGATTGGGCAACACGGTTGAACCATCAATTGATCTCGGTCGGTGAGACGCCAGTGCCGTTCCTGAACCCAAGGCAGAACGAAAATTTGTTGGACGATATAAAGTTGGACGAATAAAAATAAAGAAGGATTGAATGCCAGTTAGTAAACCGCATTTTACTTTGCACGAAGAATATAAGCAGATCGCGCTTGACCTGGAACTGCCAGAAGTCGAGAGTGACGGCTTGTCTGTGGATGAGGCACGCTTGCGATCGGAGGCGGGGCGTACTGGCTTGAACTTGCTGAAAGGCACAAAAGAACAGCCTGTATGGTTCGAGCGATTCGAGATGCTGATCAACGGCGGATGGCCGTGGAGACAGGCGGTTTATATTGCCTGGGCATCGATGCCGAAAGAAGGGCGCGTGCCCGCGACACAAGAGCAACTGGCAATCCAATTCTTGAATTTGAACAGTGACCGCGCGATCAGCACCTGGCGCAAGAAGAACGCGGCAATCGATACGATGGTGGGTGTGCTGCAATCTTCGGAGCTGTGGGAGTACCGTGCGGATGCCTTCAAAGGTTTGATCGATGGCATGAAGTCTGCGGGCAGTGATTACAAATTCTTCAATCATTTGAAATTGTTTCTTGAGATGAGCGGCGATTATGTGCCGTTGACTCAACTGGCGGCGGTGCTGAAGCGCAAGGCAGATGGATCTCCAGCTGAGACCGATGAAGATACTTTGAAGCTGTTGGAAGATGGCGCGAAAGAATTGCGTGATGATTTTGATGAGGCTGATAAATCATGATGCCTTCGTTGCTGGATCAGCGATTGGATATGACGCCGCGGCAGGCGAAGGAAGAACGCGCACTGCGCCAGAATGCACGGAAGAATTTTCTCGCGTTCTGTCAGTATCTTGACCCGCGTTATGAAACACCTGAACATATTCAACTGCTTGCGGCCAAACTTCAACAGGTGGCGATGTATATTGCGAGCGGCGGGATGCGTGGCATTGGTCGGTTGATGATCATGATGCCGCCACAACATGGAAAGAGTCAGATCGCGAGCCGAAACTTTCCGACCTGGTTGCTGGGATTGCTGCCAGACAGCCGCATTATTTTGACATCGTATGCTGTAGACCTGGCGACACGTCACAGCCGATTTATTCGTGACGCGGTGGTGTCTGCTGAGTTCCAGGCGTTGTTTGGATCCAAATCTGCGAAGATCTATCCTGTGGAGCTTTCGAGCGATTCAAGATCGACTGAAAGCTGGGATCTGGCGAGACCGTATCGGGGCGGCGTGAAAGCGGCGGGTGTGGGCGGCGGTATCACAGGCCTGCCTGCACATTTGTTGATCGTGGATGATCCGTTCAAGAACCGCGAAGAGGCTGAAAGCCAAAGCCGCCGAGACCTGGTGGATGATTGGTATCGAAGTTCGGCGCGTACTCGTTTACGACCGAACGCGGCAGTTGTGGTTTTTCATACCCGCTGGCACCCCGATGACTTCTCCGGGCGGCTGATGCAACGGATGCTGGCGGACCCGCTGGCGGATCAATGGGAAATTGTGACCTTGCCTGCACTGGCATTGGACGGCTACCCAGTGGACGTTGAAGCTCAGCATAAGAAGATGCGCGATGGTGTGTATTTGCCGTTGAAGGATGCGCTGGGCCGTAAGCCAGGTGCGCCTTTGTGGCCAAGCGCTTACAGCCAGAATTGGTTGCTCGGGACAAGAGCAGAACTGGGTGCGTATGACTTCGAGGCACTTTATCAGCAGAGTCCATTCCCCAAGTCAGGTCAGAAATATAAGCGAGATTGGTTCAAGGTCATTTCGAAACTTCCTGATGGTGTGCATATCGTTCATTCGGTGCGGCTATGGGATAAGGCGAATTCAACCAAGGGCGATTACACAGTAGGCGTTTTGATGGCGTATTGTTCGGATGGTTTCTTTTACATTCTGGATATTGTGCGCGGGCAATGGAGTTCATACGAGCGGGATCAGAAGATGTTGAAGACTTCGATCAGCGACCGCGATACATACGGCAAGGTAATGATCCGACATCAGCAGGATCCTGGGAGCGCGGGGAAGGATTCGGCTGAAGCGACTAACCGTTTGCTGATGGGATTCCCTGTGAAGTTCGAGACTGTGACAGGCGATAAGGCGACACGTTCTGAGCCGATGGAGAGCGCGTTTCAAGGCGGGATGGTTTACCTGATGCAGGCGGCATGGAATGAGCCGTTCATTGATGAGTGCGTGGCGTTTGATCGCGGCAAATATGACGACCAGGTGGATGCTGGCTCGGGCGCATACAGCGAGCTTTTGAAATTGATCGGCGCACACAGGAAGAGCAGAATACTGTAAGAACAATGATGAATGATGAATGATGAAGGATGAAGGATGAATTTTTTCAGACAATTATTCAGTAAGGCGGCGACGGTTGTGTCCAAGGCATTTTCTTTTATGCCTGTGTGGGCACGCTATGCGTTTTCTGTTTTGACGTTCGATAAGATCGTGCGTGAGGGATATAAGCAGAATGCGGCGGTGAGCGCGTGCGCGACAACTTTGCAATTGACATTCCCTGAGCCGCCATTGCTGGCGGGGCATGAAGAGGATGGAAGATTTATTCCCGATTACAAGCATCCCATTATGGCCTTGTTGAGACAACCCAATCCTGACATGGGGCAATCTGAATTGATGCAGTTCGCGATTGCGTATTGTTCGATCGGTGGGAATTTATATATCTGGAAACAGAGAGCGCAAAACAGGAAGGTGATCGCTTTGTGGCCTTTCAGCGATGCGCAGATCACTCCCATTGCGGGCCGTGATACGAGCGAAGGCTTTGTGGCTTATTACGAATTTGATTCGGGCGATGGGAAAAGAATTCCGATCAGCAAGGATGACATCATTCATTGGAAATGGATGATCGATCCGCTTCAGCCGTGGAAGGGAATCGGCGCGAT